CGGTCCTTCCACAACATACACTCGTTTCTTTGGGTCTACTCTCCATAGACCATACCATAATCGGTCAATGCTTTTATCACCTTTAATAGTAATATACTTTACAGTTTCCCTTGCTTTCACTTCGTCTGCCATATTCAATGCACGACCTTGACACGCAACAACATCACCGTGGCTGTTGAAGAATGGAATTACTAATCTTTCTTCTAATCCGAAAAGAGTATTATCTTTATCTAACTTGGTTGCAAATGTCCTGAAGTCATCAGTATAATACAACAACTTGAAATGTTGTTTTGGTATCATTCTCATATTGGCGAATTTGACTGCTGTGTGTTCACTGGGCAAATCATTAAGACAAACAACTGAATCTAGAAGTTTGTCTTTCTTTTTGAATACTGGTTTATCGTCTTTAAATTTGAACAAGTCGGTTTCCTTTGGTTTTTGATAGTTTGATTTTTTATTTTCGCCACCACGAAATCTCTCTAAAGAATATTCCTTACATAACGAAGGAGATACTTCTTTTAAAAAATTATATATGTTGTGTCCTATGCCACAATTGTGACATTTATAGAAAAAATCATTACCTTTTACAAAAAAATAACCTCTTGCTTTGCGTTTGTTCTTTGACGAATCGCCACATAGTGGACAAGAGCAATTTGCTAGGTCACTCTTTTTCCATTTAAAGTTTCTTAGGGTAGGTGATACCCTATCAATAAACATTTTGTCAATATAAGTAGTCACTGTTCTTTTTTGTTTTCTTCTTCTTCTTTCATTTCAGCAAGCCATTCTTCAGCCCACCGTTCCCATTCTCGTAGTTCCTTGTCGCTCATATTGTTTTCTTTTTTCATCTATAAATCTCCTACACTTTCCAATTTACAAATTTTTCTTTTTCTGTTCTTTTTGGTTCTAAAAACGAGGGATAATCATCAAATTCATTATTTTCCTTTTGTGCTGTTTGGTTTGCTCCAAGCAATCCAGACTGGGCACTGTCTTCTAAATCAAACAATTTCATCTTTGCTCTGTTAATTCCTACTATAAACTTTCTATTCGTTGCGGCATCATTGTATCTATTTTTTAGTTGTTTTACGAGTACTTGTCCTAGTTCATCAAGTTCTTCTGTTGCAATCAAAGCAATCATAAAATCTGCTGTTGCTGGCAAACCAAATGACTCTGAAGTGTCCTCTAATCCAAAATCAGTAGAGGTAAATCCAGTTCTATTTACCTGTGTGGCAGACCAAACAGGAATGTCATTTTCTACTGCCAGTCCTCTAAGTTCTTCAGCAATGGCTTTGATATAAGTGTATGAGTTAATATTTGAACCCATTTTCATTCTGGAAGATGCACATATATTTAAATAATCAACAAACATAATATCTGGAATAAATTTCTTTTTCAATTTCAATTCTTCTAGAAGATGTCTAAAATGACTAGTGCTTGCTGTTGCTGTTGGGTATTCTTTGACTATTAATTTTCCTGAGTTGTTGTGGTGTATTTTGTTTATTTTCTTTTCGTATGATTCTTTTGGTAGTTCTTTCAAATCATCCATAGTGATGTCCATTAAATTTGCATCAATTCTTTCTGCGATTCTTTCTTCTGCCATTTCACAAGTAACATATAACACATTCAATCCTTGTGACAAACAAGAAGCGGCGTGATGACACATAAACAAAGATTTACCGACACCAGTGCCTGCCATTATAATATTTAATGTTTTTCTGGGTGTTCCCCCATTTGTGATATTGTTTAAGAATGTAATATCAAATGGGACTTTCTTTTCAACTTTATGATAGAACTCAAATCGTTCATCCGAGTCTTCGATATAGTCGTGTCCAATATGGGTGTCAAACGAAACTGAAAGTGCCTCAGATAGAATTTCTGGTATTGCATTTTCTGTCTTTTGACTATTTGATTTCCCATCCATAATATGAATGGATTCCATTATTGCATTATAGACTGCTTTTTCTTTACAAAATTCTTCTGTTTTTTCTATAAGCCATTCTTCATTAGAATCTTTATCTTCAGAAAATAGTCCATCAAGAAGAACGGAAGCCTCTTCGTTTTCTTCTTCGGTTATTGACTTACTAGTATTCAAATCAATAACTATTGCTTCTTGTGTCGGTAAAGCATTGTACTTTATAACAAAATCATAAACTGATGTAAACACCAGTTTTTCTACCTTGTCGAAAAAATATTCTGGTTTCAGAAAAGGAATTACTTTTCTGGAATATACTTCATTCTTCAGAAGGTTTATCAGAATTGATTTTTCTATAGTCTTCATCACTTACAAAAACTCCTTCGGGGTTGCTCTTTAGTTCTTTGTCTAAAATATCCGAAATAATATCACCTACTATTTCGTGAAACTCTTCGTTCTTTGGGTCTTCCCCTTCTAAGACATTATAGTCGAATTCTAAATGATGTCTATCATTTTTTTCGTAAAATTGTACGCGGTTAACCGAAAAAATTAATTCCGCATATTCGCCGTTAACTATTTTTATTGGTTGGGTTTTTGCATTGTCGTGTTGAGCAAAGGTATATTTAATCAATGAGGAGTTCTTGTTCTGTTGTTCTTTCGTCTGCATCTGATGCAACAACATCATTTGATGCTCCATACTTGAATTCTTTCTCAACAGCCTTCTCAAGTTGTTCCATAATCTCATTGGTGAAATACTTCTCAGGGTTTTTGTAAATAGTCTTTTCATAAACTTTTGTTCCATCTGGCAATTCAATTCTTGTTGATACCTTATTGAAAATTTCATATTTTAATGCAATATCTACTAGACCATAATAAGGATTAAGACCTTCTTTATAATCAAGCATAACATCTACTTGTGCATTTTCTCTTGTCAATCTGCTCTTTTGAAGTTTACAATGAATGACATTACCAATAACATCTGTGCCTTCTTTTACTTTTCTCTTAGAGAGATAAATGATAGTAGAAGCGGCATACTTCAAACCAGAACCACCACCCATTTCTTTTGTGGGATACATTGAACCAATCACAGCGTATGTGTGGTTTGTTAGAATCAAAGGAATTCCAGCCTGTCCAAGTTTCAGTGTAAGTACACGAAAAGTTGCCTTAATAATTTGGGCTCTAGTCATATCGCGGGTAGATTTACCATCAGCAGTATCTGCCATTTCTTTTTCTGTAGATAACATACCAAGAGAATCCAAAACAATCATAATTGGTTTCTTTTGTTCTCTTGATAATTCAATATAAGTATCTACAATTTTGATTGCTTGGTGTCTAAATTCTTCTACAGTTGTTACGGGAAAAATACCAACCTGTGCCGGGCTTATTCCTCTATCTGCAATCATTTCAGAAGTTACAGCAGATTCTGTATCAAAATAAAGAATATTACCATCAGGATTGTCTCTTAGGAATTTATTGCAAACTCCTAATGCAAAATAGGTTTTACCTGTAGCAGATTCTCCTGCTAATGCAGTAATTTTATTAGAAGGTATCCCACCATAAAGAGAACCACTAACCAAGGCATTAAGAGCAAAACATCCAGTATCAGTCCAATCAGTAACATCAGAACCATCGATACCATCACTCGCAATCGTTGCATATTTATTTCCAGTTTCTTTGATTATACTATCCAGAAAGGAATTTCTCATTTTATTTCTCCACTCATTATGTTGATATTCGTAAATCGCCAGGCGTTACAATCTTTTTAGATGGTGTAAGAACATTACCGAACTGTTGTTCATATTGACTTTTTATTTCATCAATAACATCAACAGTGATTATAACATCATTTTTATTTATTTCAACTCCATTTTTCCTATCGAATTCTCCAAAAGGAATCCAAGGAACTAGAGCAAGTCCTTGCTGACCACTAGGTATTAGTTGGCAAGGATTTTTGATATTGTATGAATCATCATTTTCTTTTACAAACTCACACAATAATTCTTCGCTGTTTTTTAGTTTTAATATTTTAACATTCATTTTTTTCTCAACTTTGTTCGTTTTCTTGTTGTTTTTTTGGCAGGACTTTTGCCAGATTTCCACGCTTCATTTGTGTCTGGAGTAGATGGGTCATCGCCTTTGTATGTTCCGTCTGTCTCTCTGGCTCTTTCATCAATTCCAAACATTTTGTTTAAACCATCAAATGCATTATCAATTAATGTTTCGATATATGTTCCTTCAATCATTTCAAATTCTCCATTTGTTCTATTGCATATTCTGTTTGTTGACACTTATCAACAATATCCTCATATGTTTCTAAATTACAAGATTTATCTGTCTGACAATCCTTTAATAATTGTCTTGAGTTAGACAGATAATTACCAAGTATATTTATTATAATTTTTTTGGTCTTTTCATCCATTATACAAAAAACCCCTCAAGTGTTGAAACTTCTTCCCAATTCCAACCAATAATGTCTAATATATTTTTCAGTGGATGTAAAAAAGCCTTATCGAACTGTGTTTCGTAGTCAATAAACTCCTTCAATTCAAATTCCTTTGGTAACTCATTTGGAAAGGATATCACTTGGTCTTGTCCTGCTATCCCGCCCATTGGGTTTGGTTTTTTTAAGTGAAGGAATTTGATTTTGTCCCCATCAACAATTATTCTGTATTTGTCTGATAATTTCAATTTTTTGACATAGTGGTTGTAAAGCAAACTACCCTTAACTGCGATTGGTGTAGATTTCTCATAAATATATTTTGATGATGCATATTTTTTCATTCCATTTACAGAACGAGGGAATGCAATTTCTTCTGGGCTGAAATTATTAAATTTATCACGAAAATCAGAAATAAATTCAATGATTCTTTCTTCGTCTGCTGTAAGAATGAGATTAATTGCTTCTTTTAATGCATCACGAACAACTTGTGGGGTAGAACTTCTAGTGGTTTCTATTCCCATAATTTTTATTTTGGGTGACTCGTATCGAATACCCTCTGAATCGTGGACACGCATCATATATCTTTTCTTAGCAGTCCATACTGCCTTATCAGCAATACATTCCCTGTCCATCACCATTTTGTTATCGTATGCATTCATCAACTCTGCGAGTTTGTCGTATTCCTTTTTGATGAACGGTAAGATGATTTCTTCTGAGGCTTTATCGAGGAAGTCCACCACCTGCGGCTTCGTCTTACCTCCACAAAGTTTATCCACAAGATTCCCACAACGCAAATACACACTATCTGTATCACTAGCGACCACATAATCATAATCCTCCGTACCAACTGTATCGTTCATAAATTCATTTAGTTTATCGGCAATCCAACGAATGCTTAATTGACCAGACAATGTAATTGCTTCTGCCATATCTACATCGAAGTAACGAAACCACTCATTACCAATTGCACCATAAGCAGAGTTCAGTTGAATCTTACGAACCAACTGGAAGTTATTATACTTCGTAATCTCTTTATCTAATTTGTTTGCCAATGCTCCCTTTCCAAGAGAAGGCATATTTAATTTACTAATATTCTGTCGTTCTTTTTGACACTCAATCATTTTCTTCTTATACATTTTACGCTCTTTGTATAACTTCTCCATAAGAGAAGGAAGAAATCCTTGATGTTCTTTGGTATAGCAAGTTCCATTTGCGGCAATAGAATACCCATTATCGGTATGTTGTTTAAGTGCTTTCTTAAGATGTTCTGATTGTTCACCTTTATTTGTGTGTTGATGATTACCAAGAACGCCATCTGGTGTAATCAGATAATCCTTCTGTTGATTTATCTTCGTCTCTGGACTGATGTTATATTGCATAATCAAGTGAGGATACAGACTGTTCAAGTCGAACGAGACAACCCAGTCGTGCATACCAGTGATAGGGTCTTTTACATATGCACCCGCATATTGAGTGTCTTTCTTACTTGTAGTTTTTGGTGGGATTGCAATTTTATGTTCATTTAAATAGTGGTATATAATTGAATCCCACACACGAACCTGACCAAACACATCATTGAAGTTTACTTTGGCAGCATACGCAAGGGATACAGCAAGTTCAAGCAACTTCATTTTATCTTCAAGTTTCATTACCAGTCGAGTATCAAGAACATTATACTCCATAAATTTCTGGAAGTCGTTCTTATAAAATTCTGACATTGAATTATACTCAGAGTAATCTAATTTTTTCTCGCCAAGTTCTACATCTGCAATATGATTCAACGAATATGAAGCCTGATTAACATAAGTAAATGTCTTGTATAATTCGTAGTAATCTAATGTTGCAAGACCACTAAGTTCATAACAAGTATTTTCTCGATTCCATTTTTCTACTTTACGCTCTTTTAATTTCCTCCAAGGAGACATTCGTTTCGCCTCGCCTCCATCAAGAAGAGCAGTAATGCGATTAACAAGATAAGGAATATCAAAAAATCGAACATTCCAACCAGTAACAATATCTGGTGATTCTTTTTCCCACAAGTCTAGGAAATCACGAAGTAATTCTTTTTCGTCATCGTACTTATATTGATAATCTGCTTCTGTGGAACTAAGGTGAAATTCACCAAGACCAAAAACATGCATTGTGCCGTTAAAGTCCACAGATATAGCGTTTACTCGTTCCTGTGGATTATCAATTTCTGGAAAACCATATTCTGATTCGGTTTCAATATCAATATTGGCAACAACAAGTTTAGAAACATCATAATCAATTTCCGAAGGATAGTTGTCTGCGATATATTGAGAAACATAATCCGTGTTTCCGTAAATATTAAATCCCGAAACTCCCTTATATGTTTTTACAAATTCATTTGTTTCTGGGATGGTGCCTGGTTGAATGGGTTCTACATAAAACCCATCCAGTGTTGTCCATTTTGTTTTGTTTTGAGAAGGAACAAAAAGAGTTGGAGAAAATTCTTCTCTTCTGGTAATACGATTTCCCCTATCATCTACTCCACGATAGAGAATGTACTTTCCCCGCATTGATATGTTTGTGTAGAATTCACTCATTTAGTTTCTTCTTGACCTTCTTCCAATACTTGTCCGTTGCCGTTTTCTTATAACCATTCGGGCCGCCGTTGTGAATTCTTGCAAGGTCTTCATTAGTGGGAGTCCTTCCAAGTCTCCTAATTGTACCATACCTATTCCAGTAAGCAAGTACAATCTTCTCAGCATATTCAGGATTAAAACAATCCTTGTATTCGCCGCCGATGGAGGGGTCGAACTCTACTGCATCCTTCCAGTAGATTTCCCAAATCTGATATACACCGATTGCTTTTCCGTTGTCGCCAACTGCATCTGGATTGTTGTTTGATTCAACCTGTCGAATCGCCTCTAGCAGGTCTTTGTGTGTGTCCGAGGTTATCGGACTAGCATAGAGTGAAGAGGCGATTGACAGGAAAGCGAATGCGATAAGAGGAATAATATTCATACACATATTATACCCGAAGTCAAGGTATTTGTCAATCTTTAGTTGAAACATACCCATCGAAGAGAACGCAGTAGTTGATAATATCGACGATGGCATCGTGATAACCTTCGTTATCAACTTTCAATTCGCCAGCACTAGCAAATGTAGAAAGTCGAGATAATTTATCACAAAGTCGGACTAAAAAGCCTTGTTCGGTAGAACATATACCCATGTCTTCCGACCGAGTAAAATTGGCAAAAGGTGATTCGCCGCCCTGTCCTGCATAGTCATGATTTTTCTTTTCCATAATTTCAAGTGCTTCGCCACATATTGTTTTGTGGTGTTTGAACAATTCTTGTCGATTCATTATTTAACTCCTGTAGAACCAAAACCGCCAGACCTACCTGTGGTTTGTTCTGGTTTCTGAAATGTTTCATTTATTTCTGTGTAGGTATTTTCAACAATTTCGCCCTGTGCGATTCTTTCGTTGTCTTCAATACGAACTGTATCGGCAGATGCGTTATACAGCATTACATATGTTTGGTGATAATAGTCAGAGTCGATTATGCCTTCTCCGTTTGGCATAATCAATCCTTTTTTTAGAGAAATGCTTGAACGAGTGTGGAGTCGAAGAGAAGAACCAAATGGAATATTAAATATAATTCCTGTTGGAACTAATACTCTGTCGCCTGGGTCCATACGAAGATGAATCTTTGGATGGTATTTAATATTGTGATATTCTGGTTCTCGTTCAATTTTTTTATTGCTCATATCATACACAGTAATAGGAACTTCTGGTTTGATATAAGAAAAAATATCAAAACACGCAGAACCGATTGTTGCTAATTTTGGCAATGTAACATCATCGTGGATACGATAACAACTTAAATTCATCATAAATAATCTTTCAAATTAAATGGTTTTTATCACGGACACTCTATCACTTTGTTGTTTTATCACAATAGTATTTTTTGAAGTTATAGTAACTTTTGGTGGTCGACTTTCTTGTGTGACTATTTTCATCTTGTTACTTCGCCTTCGACTTCAAACCTACCACTTAGTATTTTATTGACTGTTCCTGATAAAGTAATTTCCAAATCATAAGCGTGTTTTCCTGCGGGAACATTTTTCATAGTGTCTGCATCAATTTCAATGTATATTCCGCCAGTAACTCCACCGTGAACAGGAGCCTTCACTCCGGCCGTACCACCATTCATAGTGATACCACTTATGGGAAGAGAAGCAGAACCTCCACCACTAGGTCCAGAAACTCCACTAATAAATTCACCAGTGGTGCCTCCACCAGTCACACCACCTGCACTAGAAATATCTAAAATCAAATCAGTATCTACCACCGACCGTCTAACTTGCATATTGGCAGTATATGAAGCCAAGTCAATGGCAGTGCCAGCACTATCCTGATAGGTGATATGAAAGACAAAGGTAGAGCCTTGGTCAACTTGGATGTCGTATTTTCCTGATTTCATATTCTATTTATGCCTTTTGCTTTTTTCTCTTTGCTTTTTCTTTCTTTAATTTTGCTTTCTTTATATCTGCTTTGGCAACTTTTTCTTTTCTCTCTAAGTCTGCCTTTTCGTCGTGAAGTCGTTTGGTTTCCTTCATTTCTTCTTGCATTTGTTGGTTGTGTGCCACTTGTTCTTGGTGCATTTGTTGAACTTCCATCATCTTCATTTGGTATTGTTCAAGATTTGTCATTACACGCTGTCTTTCTGTTTCGGGGAATAAGTTATCCTTGAGCAGTCTCATCGTAGCATTATATCCTTCTTCAAATTGACCAACATAAAATGCACACGCAGAAATCTCATCATCCAGTTGCCATTCCCAAACTTCTTTACCGATAAAGAGAATATCTTGTTCGGGGTATGGAATATCTTTTGCCATCTTTGCAAACATATAACCCAATCTTGGATATCCAGATAGTCTGTATATTCGTGCAATTTGATACAAAGGTTCTGCTCTAATTGGTCTGTAGTTCCAGGCGGCAAGGAAGAGAGGCATAGTGGTGTTCCATTCCTCTCCTATAAGACTACTACAAATTGCATTTCTGAATAAGGAATAGAAAATTTCTTCTTCCCATCCCCCCATCTCTGCTCGTTTCATATACCATTCTTTTGCTTTGTCAAATTGTTTTGAGTCAAAGTAAGATTGTGCGAGGTAAAAGACATACCTTACATTTTCTGGTTCGTAGGCTGGGTCATCTTTATTCGTCAATGCACTAAGAAATATTTCTGCATCTTTTGAATACTTTTCTACAGGGTCAACATTTTGATTTCTAGCACCACCCAAAGTTCTTGCTTCAATATGATATCCTGGCGTATTAATTTTTCCTTGCTTTAATGCGGGTCCTTTATCTGGACAATGTGCATATTCGTGAAGAACACCAACATATTCCCAACCAATACCAGTTTTGAAGATTTGATTTCGCCACCATACAAAATCTCCTCTTTGGATTCTTAAAGAATATGCATCCAATAGAATGTCTTCGGGGAATTGAAAATCACCAACTATCATATCATCAGCATCAATTACCCAAGCATAATCTGCTTTACCATCACAGAGTGCTAATGATTTGGTTCGACATTTTCCGAAACCCTCCCAAGGAATTTCGTGAAGTTCGCCTTCGATTCCTGCTTCTTTAAAATAATTCTTAATTATATCTTGTGTACCATCAGTAGAACCTGTATCACATATTACCCAATAATCAATATGATTCTTCATAGAATCCAGACATTCTAAAAGGTGGGGGTGATTTTCGTCTTTGACAATCATACACAATGTTATTGTTGGTTTAGCCATCTGTTTTATTCTCCATAGTATTCATTATAACAGTTATTATTTATTTGTAAACGATAAAATATCGTATTCTTTCATTATAGAATATATTCTTTTAGATGAATCCCCTACTCCAAAAGGACACACTGTATTATTTATATCCGTTACTAGCATCTTATTAAAAGAGGAAAACAAATCCTCTGGTTCTCTGATAAGAATCTGATTTGAACAAGGTCTTTCTGTAGCCTTTCTGCAAACCAATACTTTTTTTCCATAAAAAGATGCTTCTTCCTGTATCCCACCACTGTCTGTAATTATCATTTTACTTTTAGCGAGAGCCTTTAGTAACTCAGTATGTGTCATTGGTTTTAGTATGTTGACTTTTTCCAAAACATTAGAAGCATCTACAACTTTTGGATTAGGATGTAGAGGTAAAGCAAATTCATAATCGGGATAGTGTTTTGCCAATTTGTCTATTTCTTTAAACCATTCTTCCATCTTTTCATGGTTTTCTCTTCTGTGCATAGTTACCAATACGAAATTTTCTTCAGTGGTGTCTAATTCAGGCAGAGAATCCAACACGGTATTGCCCGTTATGCTGATATTGCTTTTTCTTTCTCGTACCAAATTATCAAAATCATTTCGTGTTGGTGCGTAATTGTAGGTAGTAACTGCGGATATCATTTGTCTATATGATTCTTCTGGATATGGATTCAACTCATCATATGTTCTAAGACCCGCTTCGATATGTGATACAGGAATTTCTCTGTTAAAAGAGGATAATGCTATTGCAAATGCAGATGCGGTGTCTCCTTGAACAATTGTGTGAGTTACACCATCAAATACTTCAGGAGATAATAATATTGCCGTGATGATATCATTTAACCTATTATCAGTTGTGTTGACTAGGGGAGTTGGTATTTCGAGTGTAACATCATATTCAAACACACCAATGTCTTTTTGTTGACCAGTAAACAACACCCGAACATCGTGATGGTTTTCCTTCAAGATGTTAATCAGAGGCTGAAGTTTAATCCACTCTGGTCTAGTTCCGTATGCTACTAAATTCATAATTTATAATTTCCTTGAGTTCTTTTTCGAAATTACCAGAAACAGTATAACCAAGATTTTTTAATTTTCTTGGTGATATTGCATATTTGAAATCGTGACCTAGTCTATCGGGAACAAAATCCACACAATCTTCTATTTTCTTATCTAGCACATCACACACCATCTGCACAACATTTATATTTTCTGTATGGAATTCAGACGATATATTATAAATTTCATTCATTCTAGAATTCTCTAAAATGAATCTTGTTGCTTTTGCCGTTTCTCTTGCGTGAGTCCATTCCCGAATTTGGTTGCCTTTACCATACACAGGAATTTTTTCTCCTGCTTTTAGTTTTCGAATAATGGTTGGTAGAAATTTCTCGTCGTGCTGGCGAAGACCAAAGTTATTGGAAGGACGAACGATTATGTGTTCTGTTCCGTAAGTATTTTGATATGCTTCAATCATATGGTCGGCCGCTGCCTTTGTAGCAGAATATGGATTCTTCGGTGCTATGTTGCTTCTCTCTGAGAATGCACGACTCCTAGCAACTCCATAAACTTCGTCTGTAGAAAACTGAAGGAGTTTTGCTCCTGTTTCTCTACACACATCTAAAAGACCTTTTACTCCGTGAATGTTTGTATCAATAAAAATACTAGATGATTGAATAGAATTATCTACATGTGTTTCTGCCGCAAGATTAATTATCCATTCTATATTTTCATTTTGAACAAATTGTTTGATTGCAGTATATACTTTTATGTTCATTTTATGAAATATAAAATTAGGATTATCAATAAACGAAGACATATTTTCTTCCTTGCCAGCATAGGTTAATATATCAATACCTATTACTCTGTATCCTGCGTTTACAAATTCTTCGGCTACATAACTACCGATAAATCCTGCACAACCAGTAACCATTACAGTATTCATTTTGATGCCCTTTTTACAATGTCTGGATTTTGTTTGATAGTTTGAATGGTAATCAAATCTTTGTATCTTGTCGTTGACCAATCGTGACAGCGAGTTGTGTAAATTACTTTCGGTGGCAAATCATCACCAGTAAAAGATTTTCCGATGTAGTCCTCGCCCAAGATACGAATATCAGGCTCAAAGAACTTAATTAACTCATAAAGTTCTTCTTCGTTCTGATACATATACACTTCATCAATATACTTGATTGCCATTAAACTTTTGTATCTTTCGTAATAAGACATTACCGGCTTATACTTTGAATGTCTTCCTTCTGATGGGTCTCTTTGAAGAAATACGATGAACTTATCACAGTGCCTTTTTGCTTCCTCAAAGGTATAAATGTAGCCTGGATGAAGTACATCAAAATTGCCTGCTGTAAATCCTATTTTCATTTTTTCCATCTCCTTGGGTTATCTGTGCAAACACCAATAATATATTTATCTGTTTTTTGTTCAAACTCAACCATTATTCCACCATCAACTTCATAGCCAGGAAAACACCAAATGTTTCCTCTACTGGTTATAGTTACTTTGTCTTTTTCGTGCCAAAACCAATTCATATCTGTGTGCCGTAATTGTTCTACTGCTTCTAGATTCTTTGCGTGAATCCAAAGTTTATCTTCATTAGGATTTAATACTTTAGAAAAGAAAGAAGGTTTAACTTCATACTTTACTTCATCATGACCGAGATACCATTTTCCATCTTCAAACCAAGCATCAACTTCTACATCAAATCCTTCTTCTATAGCACAAAGAATTTGGTCTGGATGATTCTCTGTTTCAGGATTCCTGCCTTCGAGATTTGCTCTATGTGCTATGATAATCATTGATGATTTAGAAATACCTTTAAATCTTCGGGTGTTCCTAATCCCCACATCGAATGAACAAAAAATGGGATAAGTGTTTTGTTGTCTTGTATTAACTCATTATAAACTGGGGCAATATAAAATTCATTATTTACTCTTATGTCTTTTTCAATCATTTGTTTTGTATATTTAACAAAATCAGAACCTTTTCTATACCAATAAATTCCACAGGTAGCGATATTGGAAATGGGTTTCTTTTCGGCAACTTCTGTTACAATTCCTCTAGAGTTAGTTTTAACAAAAGACCACTTTGGGTGTACTGCTTCAAATGTATAAACCATTGCATCCACACCAGTCATCTCTTTCATCATATTAAAGTTCTCAGAAGAATACTCGATGTATTGGTCTGAGTTTGCAATCAGCAAGTCTTCGTCATTGTTGATTAATTTTTCTGCTTCTAGTGCAGTACAAGCCGCACCTTCAGATTTACCACAAGAAACGATTGAACATTTTCCATTTGTAATTCTATGAAGAGTGTCTTCTAGTCCTTCATACTTTTTAAGGTGTTCAGCCCGAACCAGAAAAATATATTCAGCATTAAAGTCAAGATTTTCGACAACAGTTTGAATCATTGGTTTTCCGTTGACATCAACAAGAGGTTTCGGAAAAGTATATCCTTCTTTTGCAAAACGACTGCCTTCACCCGCCATTGGTATTAAAATTTTCATCTATAAATCTCCTATAATTTTCTAAAGTTACTTCTGTACAGTTTTCAACATTCCATATATTAGAATTGGGAACAACACTAGACTTTGCCGACTGCATTCCTTTTGGACTGTCTTCAACAATTATACATTTGTTTGGTTTCATACCAAGTTTTTTAACGGCAAGATTGTAACAGTCTGGATGTGGTTTATTATTCTCTACATCTTCGTTTGTAATAATCATATCAAAATAATCAAATTGACCTGTAGTTTTTAACATCTCAAATGTCGTCATTTGTATGGAGTTGGTAACACAAACTATTTTGGTGCCAATATCTTTCAGATATTCGAACAGTTCAATTTTTTCTTCATATACTGTCCCATTTTCTCTAATTGTATCAAGTGTATAATCTTGTTTTAGTTTCCACGCTTGTTTGCTTTGCTCTTCGTCTAACCCTAACATTTTAAGTTTTACCGTTGTTGGTAAACCATTGTATGTGGTAATGTGTTCTTCTCTGCTAATAGAGAACTCAACCACTTCTTCTAACGCACGGTTGAGAGAAAGGTAATGCCAATCACAAGCATCTACAAGAACACCATCTAAATCAAATAGAACTGCCGACTGGACCATTTTGCATCATCTTTCTTTTACTGCTATCAATATCATATTCTTTCCACAATTCTTTCAACTCAGAAGAATATTCTAAGTTGTTCCACATTCCCTTAACTATAGCAGTGGCAATAAAGGGGAAAACTAAAGAGTCATAGTGTGCTTGACCTCTAAGTGGTTCGTTTCCTTTAAAATAAGTATATCCTGAAAAATCTTTTTTGATTTTTCCTTGAATGTTTTCTTCTAGTTCCCATATATTATAATCTTCATCTTTCATTAGCCGAATAAAAGATTCTCTTCTCCAAATAGTTGGCTGTACAGAGAAAGTATACATACCGTGCTGAACACGAATGGAAGTGTCTACTTCCCAATTTGCTATTCCTGTATTTCCAATTAATTTAATATAATCTGTCGAAAATTTTTCTTTCATCCAGTTTACACATCTATTCAATTCATCATAATCAGGTTCATCATATAAAATCATATCTTCGTGCATATAAAGAACGAACTCGTCATCTATTTCTGATAAAGCCTTTTCAATTCTTTTAGTATATACATCAGATTCATTATAAATGATTACTGTTTCATCTTTAATTAAATCAGTCATTTCATTTGTGATAATATATCTTTTGTGTTCTGGAAAATATTTTTTAAGTTGGCCTATACACATCTTTAATGCATCGGTACAATCTGTATGGGTGTGAATGAAAAAAGAAAACATAATTTATCCCTTTAGGTGTTGAGTTGTTAGTTTTGGGGTTCTTTGTATAGCACCTTCTAGTCCAGACTTTATATATTCACGAATAAAGAACGCACAAAATATATCACCTGCGCCGTCCAAACTATTTAATTTTTTTATTGATTTGATTTTTGATTCGTATACCATTTCGCCTGATATTATACATTCACATCCAAATTCATCGTGCAAAATGATGGGTGTGTCTGTTTTTATTTTATCGTAAAGATTTTTTCTTTTTCTCGAATCAAAAATAAACTTGCTTTTATTGATTTGTTTTATATACTGTTTTCTGTTTCCCTCACCACAAAAAGAAATACTCATATGAATATGATTGGGTACAGCAATTAATCTTTCTGGTTTTGTAAAATCGTCCAGATACATTATATGAATCCAGTCTAGATTTTGTTGCAGTATTCTTTCTTCTATAAAATCATCCAACCAATCAGGTCGTTCGATTTGGTTGTTGGGAAATTGTGTTATGCGATTTTCTTTACGCTCATTAAAAGACAGAACCTCTACTAGTTCTTCAGGATAAAGTACTGGCATAATTTTATCAATATTTGCATTTGAGATATGATACATCCCACTAACTTTGTTTTCGATTTGTGCTTTGTTATTTGTTTCGCCTAAATTAATTTTAGGCAAGTTTACATTAACATTCACATACTTTTTCCCCCATAATCCTACTCTAATAAAATCAGAATTTTCTTTTGTTGCGGCCGTGTCTTCATTCATTGGGTTATGTCCTCTATTAGTTCTTGCCATTTGTGTAATACTTTTTCTTTGTTGTTGAATTCTTTAACATAAACATCTGCTTCAATACCCATATCAACTTTAGATTCATAAACCTTCAATAAAGATTCACCGAGTCCAATTGAATCATATGTGTCTACAATATATCCACTTTTTCCGTGATTAATAACATCAGCAGAAACACATCTATCAAAAGATACTAGGGGAGTTTGGTTTGATAAGCATTCTACACTCATCATTGGTCCTGCATCTTCAAAGGTGGTTTGGAGTCCAACATTTACTGAACGAAAAACACATGATAATTTTTCTCTGGTAGGAATATAACCAATAGGCGCCCAACGAAAAGGTTGACTCTGGTTAAATGGAATGGTGGGATTTGGACCAACAGTCACAAGAACAACATCATTGACATCGTGGCCCTTTTCTTTCATTCGATTGTATAGATGATTTAGAGCCGCATCTGCATACTTTCTTCCTTTACGAAGACCATCTGGATTAGTAGTCCCCCACAAAATAAGAAATTTATTTTCTATTCCTTCTGGATATCCTAGTGTATTTTGTGCTTCGTTTCTGCTTCCTTTAAATACAGGAATATCAAAGGGGATAGGAATCAATTCACATCTTTTATCTTTAAACAATGAACTCTTCTTAAACAGACTCAAACTATAATTACTAACGGCGACCCCTGTTATTGGAATATCCTCCCAAGATTTTATTTTTCTTTGCATCAACTGAAATGTTTTGTCCTCGCCATCAGTTGAAGGTATAAATTTTGCATCCATATTTTTGTTCATCATCATTGAAGTCAGTTCGCCATTTGAATGTAACTGAGGACAACTACCACAAGAAGATTGAAAATTTTCGCAATCAAAAACATAACAACACCCACCAGTAAAATGGTCATTTACCATAGCAACGAAAACAATAGGACATTTGTGCTTATCATATATTGCCTTTACTGTTTCGGGTTGCAAAAGACTATCATACAATATAACAACATCAGCAGATTCAAATGAATTTTCAACACCAATTTGATTTCCAAATTGCGATATGGGGTGGTAAGATGTATCGTTGTCTGCTCTTCCTTTGACTAAGCCGAGTAAATGATGCGAATCGTAAGGAAGGTCACGCATTGCACTAAAAACAATATAGTTTCCTGGCTCGTGGCTGGCGTACATATCCATACCTGCAATGTGAACTATTTTCTTCATTTACTTATATTATCTTTGAAAAAATTATAATCGACAGGATTCAATTTAGAAATAATATCAATTGGGTCTTCTGAATATAGATTTGCTATTTTACCATCATACATTTTTATTAAATACCGTAAACTCTCTCAAGTCGCGGTAGCCTCCCTCTTCAATTAGGTCTGGTACATTTTCTGGATAGTTTTGCATTAGTGCTAAACCGTGTGAGGCTTGTTGGGGAGTCATATACATATTCCACCCCAGAACCTTAATGTCATCTTCTTTATATGGTACTGCGTTTCTTCCCTCGTATCTTGCAACACGAAGCCAGTCTGCTACTTCTTTATTATCGGTAAGAATCATTCCACCCTTACCAATCTTAAGGTGCTTCTTGATGTGGAACGACAAACACATATGTGTGCCTGGAATATACATTCCTGAAGTAAATCTTTTTGCGGCATCATATACTGGATATGGTTTTAGTTGGTATATTCCTTCCCATTCTTCATCTGTAAACTTTACCATTGCACCCGAATGAATAATAGACATCGGGACAGAGAGATAAGTTTTTGCAGGTATGGATACCTCGATTGCTTGAACTGCCTTACAACAAAGAAACAAAGCATCCGTACAGGAAGTTACTGCAACTGCATATGGTGAACCTGTATATTCTGCTACGGTTTCTTCAAACATCTGTACTATTTTATAGGGATTGTGTTTCATT